TGAAATTAATGTTGAAAATGAGAAAAAAGCATTGATAAAAGAAAAGTTTGAAGCGTTTAAAAAATGGGCTAAAAATGAAATTGAAAGTATTTAGTCAAAAGTTTGTCGGTATGGTGGGGTTTCCTGCCATATCGCCTAACGGTTACAGCTATACGTCAGGTTTTGTTTTTCACAAAACTTGCGTATAGGTGGTGTTATAAGAAGTGCGGTTAATTAAACGATAAACTTGATATGGAAACGGAAAGAAAAGAATTATTAAAAATGTGCGGTGGCAAAAAGTATTCAGTTATTTATGCTGACCCTGCTTGGACTTATCCTGATTGGAATTTAAAACAGAATTTGAATGAAGATTTTTTAGGTGTAACTTCTGATAAAAAAAGAAGCCCGTCAAGGCACTATAAAACAATGAGTATTACAGACATAAAAGAGTTGCCTATAAAAGAAATAACAGATAAAAACAGTTTGCTTTTTTTATGGGTATTGCCATATATGCTAAAACAAGGAATTGAAACATTAGAGGCGTGGGGATTTGAATATAAAACAGTTGCTTTTACTTGGGTTAAGAAGAATAAAAAAACCGATAGTTGGTTTTGGGGAATGGGTGGTTGGACACGAAGCAATGCAGAATTATGTTTATTGGGAGTTAAGGGAAACCCTAAAAGAGTAGCAAAAAACATACATTCTATTGTAGAAACTAAAATTGATATTCACAGCAAAAAACCAAATGAAGTAAGAGATAAAATAGTTTTATTATGCGGAGATATGCCACGATTAGAAATGTTTGCACGAACAAGAGCAGAAGGATGGGATGTTTGGGGTAACGAAACGGATAAATTTGAAGAAGAAAAAGGAGGTAAAATTTTTAATAATTCTTTTCCACAAAAAAGTTTATTCGGAGATGTATCGTAGCATTTCTTATAACTAATTGCTAAAAGAACATTTAATACACTTGAATCATGCGCATTTCCTTGAATTTCTCTTGCAAATATTGTTTGGATTTTGATATGAATTATGTATTTATTGAAAAATATAATTTTTTAGTAAATTTAAAAACTGGAAGGATTTTAAAGCAAATAACAAAAGGGGGGTCGATAGGATATATAATTAATTCAAAATTTTATTCGCTCACTAAATTAAGGCAATCTTTAGCGAGAATTAAGAAAACATATTGCCCATTTTAAAAACAATTAAAACAATTAAAAAATGACGACAAGAGAATTTGCAAATAAAATAAACGTGCCACTTTGGAAAATAAACAAAGTAAATCTATTACTCATAAATGGATACACTATTGACTATATTCAAAAAACTTTGAATCTAAAAAATGCAATGGTTAATAAAATAGTTGCACATTTTATCTATAAAAAAAGAAGAAATGCAATAGACTTTAAAGAAGCATACTGGGAAAATGAAGATGAAATGATGATCCAAGAATATAAAGTAGAAGATTTACAAGGCGATGAGTTAGCTTATTTAGAATCATTATAAATTACATTTATTTTTAATTTTTATTTATATTTTAATTAAATAATATTTGTATATTTGTTGAAACAATTAAAAAAAGGAACAATGAACAATTATGAACTTTATTTAAAAGCAAAAGAAGTAAAAAAAGAAAAAGCATTAAATTCTTTATTAAAAGAATTTCAGCAAAAAACTGGATGTGAAAATTTGTCTATAAAATCTTCTGATTTTATTATATGCTTAGAGGATTTTAAAAATAAGCAGATTTCATTAAAGGTTAATCTAAACGAGGGCGAATTTTTTATTGATTATGAAATTGATTTAGATATAATTCATCATAAAGAAGTATATTATAATGATGAAATATATTATAATGATTTAGAAGTTAAGTGTATTGGTTTTGAGTCAAAAAATGTAGATTATATTGAAATATCTGAACCTTTGGAATCACAAGAAAAATTCAATGAAATTGTATCCGATTATTTTTGTGAAATATCTTTATGGCAAGAAGAAATAAGAGAAGATTTTGAAAAATACGGTTATTAAAAACATTTAAAAATGGAAAAATTTATAAAAGTATACGAAGCTCCAAAGAGTAAGGCGCAATTGAAAAAAGATATATTAAACGGTTATATAATAGTTTATGTTAAAAACGTAAATTTCGAAATGTTTTATACTAAATTAAAATCAAAAGATTTAACTAATTTTATAAAAAATTTAAGTGAATTAATTTATCTGCCAGCATACCAAGAAAATTCAAATGATTTAACGGCATATTTTGGAGAGTCTTATTTCTATAAATTTGTTAAAAATTAAAGGATATTAAATAGTTTATAAATTCAAACATTTATATTATGATAAAAAAAATAACAACAACCCTCATTTTTTTGATTTCAATTTTTATAGTTACATTTTTTTTAATTTACATATCTTTAAAAATTGAATCATTGCCAATTAAAACCCAGGCTATTTTGATTATTGTACTTGCATTATGTACTGTCTTTTTTTGTATTATAATGTTTGTAGATAAGGTTTCTTCGATTGAAGAAAATGATTTTATTACTTCAAAAAAGTTGAATGAAAAAAACAAAAAAAAATAAATTTAAAATTCTTGAATTATACAAAGTGAAACATAATCTGATTCACGACAATATTCAAGAATTTTCAAATATTTTGGCACGTCGTTAACAACTAAGCACCCCTCACTCCAACCTTCAATAAAAGTCTTTATTACAGTTGTTTTCATATCGTAAGTATTTACATGAAAGTTAGTCGAAATAATATCTGTAAACACCTTGCTAGTTGGGTTCGTTTTACTATCATTTGAATAATCTCTACTATATGGAATGCCTTTAACTTGTCTTAAACAAGGCATCCTATCTTTATGGTGGCGAACCTTAACGCCATCGCTTGCCTTATAACAATCGTAAGTCCATTGATTAGAACATAGTACCGCAGTTCCTTTTTTGCCTTTGTTTGTAGTTCCTGAGGTTACCATGATAAAACTTTCGCCTTTAAATAGGTAAAATTTATCGTCAAAAGTCATGTCGTCCTCATTTGAACGAATGGCTAAAATCCAATGTCCTTTTGGAAAATTTTTAAAGCCGTTAATTTCTTTTGCTTTTTTTAAAAGCTCATCAGTTGTATAATTACGAACGTTTGTCATATTTATTTTTTTAAAGGTATATTATTAAAAGCCTTTATTATTATAAAGGAATATCTAAATACATAAGCTAAAATAAAACCAATTAAAAGCCATAACCACCATTTATTTTTTGAGCGTTCATTTTTTTGAACTTGTTTTATTTGTTTTCGTTCACTTTTATTGTTTTGCCTAATATAAACCCTTTTTGTTTTTCCTTGTTCTTTTATTGTTTTATATTCAAAACGTGTTTGCCAACGTGTCTTGTAACTTATGCTATCTTTTACCACTATTTCACGTCTTAACGTGTACAAAGTGTCTCCATCCAATACAAGCGTATCAATTACAAGCAAAGTGTCTTTAATGCAGTTTATTTGACCTCCTTTTTTTAGGAATTTAGTATAATGCTTCTGCGCCGAACACCCTACTAATAAATAAAACGTAATAACAAATAAATACGCTATAAAAATTCTCATATTTTGCACTCAAGTTCTTCAATTCGTCTTTTCAACTCAGCCAACTCAGATTCGCAATTCCCTCTGTGTGTACGCTCCTCAGTTAGCATTTTTTCTAATGTAGTTAAAAGTTTGCCAGACGTCTCAACAATCTGGTCCGCTCCCTTTGTCAAAGTGTCTTGTTCAGATAATTTAATATTTTGCTTTCCACCCAAAACCCAGGCAACGGTCGAAGTAACAACACCTACAACACCGACCACGATTTCGCTTGTATATTCATTTGTCATATTTCAATTATTTCAAAGTCAGTTAACAAAAGCTCAGGATTTGAAACTGTTAAAATATTAAACATTTCATTTTTTAAACTAGAAATAAAGAAATTTATTAAATTAACAACCGCATTTTCGTTTTCATTAAATATAAAAGAACTATTTATTTCATCTTCATTAAAAACAATAACGCCATGTCTTATTGGCGTTTTATTACTATTCTCATCTAAATACGATACGAGTATATTAGCTTGCATCTGATTGCATTCAGCATTGAAAAATTGACCTCCAAGCTCTCCTTGAATTATAGTCGTCATTTGACCGCATAACGGTAAATTAAAAGTTACGTTTTTTGTTGTTCTTATTACTTTCATTTTTATATTATATTATATTACGATTCTTAATTCCCCCGTTGCTGTTTTATAAACGTCATTAACTAAAAGTCCTCCAGTAATTGCATCTGCATTGTTTGCGAATGTTAATAAATTTGGCAAGGTTAATTTACCTTTTAAAATAGTTTGTATTATTAAATCATCACCAATTGTTACGGTATTATCTCCGTTCCCTATTGCGTTTGACCCTATTACAATTTCGTTTGAAGAGTTGTTTAATTTAGCTTTTGAAAGTGCGCCTATAAAAATACTATTATTTGCTACTGATAAATTATTGTTACCCGTATAATAACGTCCTGATTGATAACCTATGCCAATGCTTCCATTTCCATTCAAAGATTGAAGAGCTGACACACCAATCGAAGTATTACCGTATCCTGTTGAATTTCCAAATAATGAATATGAGCCAAGTGCAACGTTTGAATGACCGCTTAAATTAGCATCCATTGAAGAACGTCCCATCGCCAAATTGTCGTACCCATTAATATTGTTAATTAATGTAGTGAAACCAATACCTATATTATCAAGTCCAGTTGTATTGTTAAACAAAGCAAGGTATCCAAAGGCTGTGTTTCTCATTCCAGTTGTATTGTAAAATAGCGCATTATGTCCAAAGGCTATGTTTGAAGCACCCGTCGTATTATTTATTAAGGCATTATAACCAAAGGCTGTGTTCGAATATCCTATTGTATTATTTATTAAGGCATTTAATCCAAAGGCTGTGTTTGAAATTAAGTTGCCACCGCCCGAATTGAAAACCGACCCGTCTCCTTGAATTTTCAAATATGCTCTAGTTCCATCAGTTGAATAAACTCCAAAGCTATTCATTGGAGTACCGCCATCTAACTTTAATTTTCTTGTATTATCTGAAATTAATAGGTCTTGAGTTCCTATATTCTCAAAAGGTATATTATTTATAACGTTATCCCAAAGTACCTTTGTAGATACAAAACTGAGGTCGTGTTGCTGTTGGTCTATATCTATATAATCTTCTTTTTTGATTATTACGGCTGAGTTTGCGTATTGATTTATTTGCATATAAATTTAATTAAAAAATGTTCTTTTATTCTTATTCCTATCTGTTAAAACAGCCGACAGTTTGCCATATCTTGACAGCTCGTAATAATCTATTTTATCACTTTCTTCAATAGTAACTGGTAAGTCAAAATAATTATAGCTATTGTTGTGAGGGTTGTGGTCGCTTGCAAAAAGTTGATTTTCTGAAAGCAAATAAAGGTCTGTAATTTCTTTTAAAAAATATTCTTTTAAAGGGTCTGTTTTTAACTCATACGTATTCAAATTTTCACGTACTACTGATTTCATTTGTCTATTGTTGTAAATCAAATTATCAGTCTGTTTGTTTGGATTTTTGAAACCGAACATTCCTTTGAATCTTATAGTACCATTAACCGCCGAATCTGTAAAATCTATACCCTCAATTTCTTGAAACGAATTAAAAACAGCTCTAAGCCTTGCTGTTCCTTTTGCCGTTTCATTTGAATATACTTTTAATTCGTATTCACCCCATGTATAATTGAACTCTATACCCGCAATTGATGAGGTTATTTGTATTGAATAATGTCCTATGCCATCACTTGCCAAAACATCCTTCCAATGTATTTCACTATAATAGGCATTTTCATCCTTTACAAAGTTCAATATTTCAGCTGTATAATTAACCGCTTCGCCACATTTCAAAAGCGTAACCTCAAAAACATCCGAAGGACTAGATAACTTCTGCCAAACTGGAGTGATGTCATTTTTCCAAGTGTCGTTTGTTGAACTTGCAAGTACCAAAATAGGCTCACAACATCTAAAAAACCCCCTGTCCTCTTCTATGAAGATATTAGGCAATTTTATTGATTTGTAATCCTTTTTTATCCTTTCCTGTACCATGTTTACAAATATAAGCTATTTAACATAATATTATTTTATTGCGCCAAAGTTTTTTGTACATTATTTGGTGAAGTTGTTTTTGGCAAGTCATTTGGTGCGGTTGTTTTGTCAACTGGTGGCAATATAGTTTTCTTTTTATCTTTGATTTTTGCAGTAAAAGTTACCCCATTATTCAAGTCAATTAAATTTGAATCGAATAAACATTCAACAACCGCCGTCTCAGGGTTTGGAAAACTTAAAGTTGCAACCGTTCCACTAATAGGTATTAATGGGTTTGAAGTATTATTATCATAATCAATTTCAGTTGATATAATCCAAGGGGGTGCGTTTTCAGTTGGGTAGCATCTTATTTGTCCCCATGTTTCTGTTTGATTCCATTGACCTATGACTAATTCGTGAGTAGCCACAACCTTTAAAATTTCGCCTTGCGGTATTATAGTAGTTACAGTATTATTAACCATTCTTACAAGCTCTATTTCGCTAGTTATTTCATTTGCATTGTTATACTCAAAAATGTCTATTTCTTTGCTATAAACGTAACTTAATCCATCCCTAATTAATTCTATTTCAAGTCTTACAATCCAATCCCCCAAGTCGCTAAACTGTTGCCAGTTCTTGTTATTATTTGGATAAAAATCTACATTTGCGTTCAATTGTTCTAACCAATATTCCCAACGCAATACAATAGGATAGTAAATTGAAACTCCGTAATGAGTTAAATTGTCAATTGCATCAAATCGATTAAAATTAGCATCCCTTTTAACAGATGTATTCGGCAAAAGTGGATTTACTGTTAACGTTTGATTCGCTAAATATATACCTGCATTTGATAAAGGTATTGACGCGAAATTGAATGAATGTTGCTGTAAAGTAAAGTCATCCTGAGTAGTAGTATTAAACGCTTCAACTCTACAAGTTAACGTTTCATAAATAGCATTTTTTTCAAGTAAAAAAGTACCGAAAAACGCCAAATCGTCCTCAGTGTCAAATAAATTTGTAAGCTCAAAACTATTCACTGAATTGTCAGATACATTTTGCGAATGGTCTAAAAATTCAACTGTTTCATCAAAAATTAAAGGACCGCCAACGGGTGGCGCTTTTGTTAACTGGTCTGAAAAAACTAAATGATTTATATTTCCACATTTTAGCCATAAATAAAACGTTCTATCTCCATCCTCTCTGCTGTTTATAAAAGCATTAAAAGCGTTGTTTGGTGTAAAGGTTACATTTATAGTATGCAAAGAACCTAATGAAGTTATGCTATTAATAGTCAAAGAATAGCCAGCACCCAAGTTGTTTGAAAACGAGTTATGTAAAGGAATACCAATTGATTTAGTGTAGTTAATCATTGATATTTCTCTTTGAGAGTATGTTTTATTTTTATAGTATAATGAATCTTGAGATAAATACAACCCACCAATGCCCATTTGAAATAAAGAACCGTTAACTATAATATCAAAAGTAGTAGGTATTGAATAATCAATGTCTGAAACCCCTTGTACAAGCGTAGAATCAACAACGCTCGTATTATGAGGCTGGTTGTACCAACCCGTATTCGCATCGTCGCTAATAGTGTTAATCGTTTGAGCAAATGGCTCACCGTTTATTGTTGACCATGCTGACTTTAATCGCATTTTTAAACAACCGCTCGATTCAAACCATTCGCTATCATAATATCCTGTACTTATAAAAGAAACGCTTAAAAGAAACCTATAAGCATTGCCAACGTTTGCCAATCTTTGTAATTGCGCACCATTAAACGCCTGCCCCGATTGATTTACTAAAATAGTTGCACTTGTATTGGCAAAAACTGGTAATATATCTATATTATCAAAAGTGAATCTAGTCGCCTCACCATCGATTAAAGAAAAATCATTGCCCTGAACACCGTTTTTCACTAAATTAAAATAAAAGTCTACCGATTGCCTATTATGACTAATGCACTCTATATGCATATATTCCTGATTAGTGTTAACCGCCCAAGCATTGAAAAGCGTTCCGCTATGTTTTAAAACTTGGTCGGAAACAAAAGTAATGGTAACAACATCAGGAACGCCACCCATAGGAACGCCAAATTGCGTAAACCTAGTAACCTCAATAGTATCACCAACCCTAAAACCCTCAGATAGCCATGAACCACTTGAAAGTGTCATTTCTTGTAATGAATAATCATAAAATATTGGTGAGGCTAATGAAGAAATAAAAATATTTGATTCAATTTCAATATCTGCAGTAACTAAGTCACCAGCATTAAACTTCAAAAATGGCGTTGTATTACCAAAATTATCGGTATAGTCTTTACTTATTATTCTTATTGGCATACTTGCTGTTTATTTTAATTAATTCATCCATATCGTTATTATTAACCGCCTTAATAATATTATTCAAATCTAGTGAAGCATCTTTAAAGTTTGGTAAAAATTCACTAGGTATATTGTTTAACGTCTTATTAATAATTGATTGCGTTTTGTTTATTATTTCTTGTAATTCTTTTAAATCATTCATTTTTTAACTATTAATCGTTATTGTTTGAACTTTACCAAAAGCATAATTATAAGGCTCTTTGTATGAAATGGTAGCGTTTGCATTTCCGTTTGAATTTGAAGTGTCAACATCCACAAACTCCACTTTTAAAACTTCGCAAATTGTACCATTAATATCAGCGTAATTATTTTCGAGTAAATTTAAGAAATTTTCGGTATTAATTAAACACCTCTTATTCTCGTATATCTTTGCGTTTCTTATTTGTATTTGATTTAAGTAGTGATACTTATCCCATAGCGTTGACGCTCGAATAAATGATAAATAGTTTTGAGGTTGCCTCCCTCCAATAGTGTAAAGTAATTTTGTAGTCGAAAAATATTGTTGTGAAATCATTAACACGCCCTTTCTAGCTTCAATCTTAGAAACCAGCGTAGAGTTACCACCAAAAGCCGAAACAACATCATCAATAACTTGAAACACATCTTTTGCACGCTCTTCTAGCCAGTTTAATTGGTCTTTTCGCTTTCCAAGTGCAAAAGGTATATTTACCTGTTTTAAACCCTTTACAAAAGCTAAATCTGCATTTGAAACATTCATACATTCAGTTGAATATTCAGCATCGTTTCCCTCGAATTGGTCATAAGTATGCAAGTCAGATATATCAGGTTGGTACGTAATATAATACCGCTTCCAAGCCTCCTCGGTATTTACAGTGTATTCATCATCTCGATTCGCTTGTATGTTTAAAGCTGTTAAAACGCTTAAACTAGATTGCTCCTGCCAATATTCCTCAAGTTCTAAATATACCGTATTATTTACTATTTTTAAAGTTGCATTAAAATAGTCCAACATCGAATCGAATAAACTTCCAACCGTTGAAGTTGTATCCTGAGCCGTTGGGTAACCTTTATTAAAAGATAAGTTAAGGTCGTTTTGCATGAAATTAAAGAAACTTTTGCTTTGTTTTTTCAAAGGTTTAGGAAGTAAAGTCAACCCCGAAACGCTATCTAATAATGAGGACGAAAACCCATAGCCGAAATATGCACATGATTTTTTTAATAGCTCCTTTATTTTAACACCGAGTAGTTGTCTTATTTTAGGAAAAATAAGCTCAAACAGTTGCTCACCAAGTTTAATTATTGCCATAACCATTAAAGCAATAAACGCTAATTGTGCTACCACTTGAAGAACTAAAGACAATATGCCACCTAAGTCAAAAGATACGAATCCAATATTGGGCGAAACTGCATCGACTAAATTTGTTATAGTCGTTACTAATGTTTTTATTTGCTCTATTAACTCCCTTGTCATTACATATAAAGAAACTGCCAAGGTCAAAGCTAATTCAGCCAAATTGTCTTTGACTATTATATAATCTACATTAAAGGAATCAAATTGAACACCGTTTTTTGCTAATAATTCAAAACTTGTACCGTTTATTTTATCTAAAAAATTATCGTTTCCTTTTCGTTTTTTAACCTGTATTTCGACTTCAAAATCTCTAAAAATAGGCTTTTCTTGTAAATCAATATAAAGGTCTATTGATATGCCAGTTGATGAATAAACGGTGTATGGTATAGCCTCAAAAAAACCCTTTTCAGAAATATGTTCTTTAACCTTACTATAAGCCTCCCTAGTCAAAATAATACTAGTAGTATTTAGCTCCAATTCATCAGGGCGTTTAGTGAAATTTGAAACCAACCCAATTTCGCCAATATTTCTAGGCGAAACCTCAAAACCATCTATAAAATGTTTCATCCTATTTTAAATCTATTATAAATTAAATTATTCCCTTTCTTTGTAGTCTTGTTCAAAGTCATTATTCCATTGACAACACTTTCTACATTGTAATTCGTTTCAGGCTTATCTTCAATAGCTTTTTTAACAGCTTTCATTTCAGATTTCAAACCATTCAACTCGTTTATTATAGCTAAATCTTTCCATCCAGTATTTGTGAAATCTCCCATTTTTTCGCTTAGCTCCGACTTTTGAATCATTGCCACAACCTCAGCATTTGACTTGTTTCCAATAGCCTTGTTTTGCTCCTTTGTCAATACCCTTTCTTCATCGTGCAAAATTGCCAACCTACCACCGTTCGAATCAAGTGGGTTCGATACCTTGCCAGTGTTCTCCGTACCCTCCAAAAATGCGGGTATCGAAGCCAATAACGCCTCTAGTGTAGCCTTTTCGGTTAATGCCTTTGTAAACGCTTCGCCAGCAGGAGCACCACCCTCTAAATGGTTGTTATAAGACGTTAAAAATGAAGCCATGATTTGTAGTTGCTGTTTTCGTTTCTCTAGTTTAGCCTTTTCTTCTTCAGCTTGTCTTTTCAGCTCAGCACTTTCAGCAAGTGATTGACTAGCTTGTATGTTTCCATTGTTTGCCAATTCTTGGAGTGTATCGTATTGCTTTTCCTGCGCTTCAATCTCTTTATTAAGCAATTCAATACGTTTGTCTATATTCTTTTGCAAATAGTCTGTTACCGCATCTATATACCCCTTTTTGTCTAGTGCAATTTTCTTTTCTTTGTCTAAATTTTCTTCATTTATTTCGTTACTTTTTTCAGTATATTCGATTTGCTTTTCAATAAGCTCATCATTTACATTATTAACCTCATCAGCATAGTTTTTATCCAATTCTAATAATTTCTTTTTTGAGTTGCCTTTTATTATTAAAATTTCAAGCTCCATATCAGCAATCCGCTGTAAATTATCCATATCTAGTTTTGCCAACTCAGTTTGGTAATTTTGTTCTATTTTTAATTTAGCTTCTGGAGTTAATCCATCTTGTGAAAGTAATTCATCACGATTATTTGTTAACTCATTTTTAGCTAATTCAGCTTCTAATCTATATCGTTCTTTAATTTGTGAAATCTCATAGCTTTCACGTTCTTCAATATGCTTTTTTTGTAGCTCGTTCTTTTTAGCTAATAACTCTTCTAATAAATCAATATCTAGTTGCCCCGTTTCTTCTGCAATTTTTCGTAAATTATTAAACTCGCTATCAATTTCAGATTGGATATTCGTTTCGGCTTCAATTCTATTAATTTCATCCAATTCTTCTAATAACTCAACTTGCTTAGATAAATATTCGTTTTGCTCTTTTAACTCGGTATTTAAAGCCTTTGTTTCTTTTGTAGCTCCTTTTGTTGACTCACTAAAATTATCAGTTTCTTTTGAAGCTCCTTTTGTTTTTGCAATATTTCTATTAAGGTCTATATTTACGTCTTCTAGTTCATTTTTGTACAATTCAATACTTTTGCTAGTTGCATTAATATTTGCGCTCAACTGCCCTATTAAATCACCTGCCGAAATAGTTTGTTCAGCTCCAAATATATTTGTGCTTTTCTTTAATTTTAATTCGTTTTGAATTTCTAAAATACGTTTTTCAGCTTTTAGTTGTTCGTTTGATTTTAGAACCTTAAAAGCATCACCTTTGCTTTCTGCAAATTGTATTTTTGCTAATAATTCAGCTTCTTTTTTTAAAGCTAAATATTTATCTTTTCGCTCCCTTACACTTGCTATGTTGTTTCTTAATTCAATTTTCGCAGTAGCGATAGCTTCATTTTTTAGTCTTAAAATTTCCTTTTCATCTTTCAAGCTACCATCCGTAACCTTTAAGTCTATTTGCTCTAATTTATTAGATAAAACACCTTTTATTGTTTTTATATTTTTTTCAGTGTTTGACAACGCATTTCCAGTTGTTTTTTCAAGTCTTGCCATATCCTCCTCAGCTTGCGCCGCACCGCTTGCAATCCTATATAATTCAGTACCTAACTCAAAAGCCAATCCAATTAATGCCGTCCATCCTATGCCTTTTAATACACCTCCCATTTTGCCAGTTGATGAAGACGCAATATCTGTGTTTGTTCTTAGATTAAGCATTTCTTTTGCAACTCCTTTAATGCCTCCGTTCATTTTTACAAAGTCAACAAAAGCTAAAGATTTTGTTATTGCCTTGAAAGATAAAAACCCAACGGTCGCTTTACCAATAACATTTACAATAGTTTCAAAATTATGTACTAAAAAATTTATAACTGAGCCTAATTTACCAGATACATTGCCAGCTTCATCAATTCCAATAATATACTTTTGAAATTCTTTACCTAACTTTTCAATTGACGCTCCAAGTGTGTTATTTTTAGCATTAAATTCATCTGTAAGAGAAGTTGTACTTTTTAATCCATCAGCTACCAAAGTGTTCTTTTTATCTAGTAGCTCCATATTGCCACTTAATTTCAAAAACACCTCACTTGCACCCGAACCGCTTAAACCTAATGAATCCAAACTTTTTGTTAACGCTACATTGTCACCCTTGAATTTTTTAGACCCCTCAAGAACTTTTTTGAACGCTTCAAATATATCCTCATTTACTAACTTCCCAAACTTAGTGACGTCAACACCAGCAATTTCAGCAAACCCGCCTACGTTTTTTGCCATTTCTTGCAAAATCTTACCAACTGCCGTTCCGCCTCGCTCCTGGTTGACCCCTAATTCTTGCAAGGTTGCCGAAAGTCCTAAAATCTTGTCAGTTGAAACCCCTAAAGGTATGGCAATACCTGCAATCCTATTAGCAAAATCAGAAACAACGGGAGCAGTAGCATTACCATTTGCCCCTAATATATTTATGGCGTTACCTATGCTTAACAAGTCAGCGGAAACATCGTCCGTTTTAATATCTGTTAATACGTTTCTAAGTCCACCAATTACGGTTGTAATCTCCTCAGCACCGCCCGTAAACTCATCGCCAAGTGCTACATTTAAAGTGTCGACAGCCTTTGTAAAACCTATAATTTCATTAGCTCCAATTCCTAATTGCCCTCCAATAGTGGCTATCTTTTGCAACTCCTCAACACTTGTACGCGTGTCGATTGAAAGTAATTCTTTTGCTAATTTCTTAGCTTCAGATGTTGAAACACCCAAAGTCTTTGCCATATTAGCGGCGTTCTCCTCAAAGTCTATTATAGTGCTTCCAGCCGACCTAATTAATTGAAACGCTCCAAAAGCTAACCCTAATTGACTTAATCCGCTTTTTAAACCTCCAATAGCCTTTGAATAATTACCAACGCTTCTTTGATTCTGACCTACTGTTGAATCTATTTTTTTTAGGTTGTCATCTTGCTGTTTTATTAATCTTAATAAATCACGCCCCTCCTTTGTGTTTTGTTTCTGTTGAACAGCTAATGACTTCCATTTCTCTCTATTTTCATTTAAAGCCTTTGATTCTTTTTGGTACGCTGTTAATGTTTTCGCTTTCTCGGTGTTAATCATTTTTTGGGTACGCAATTCGGCTTGTTTTGATTGCTCAATTAACTTCGATGTGCGTAATTGCGATTGCTTTATTTTCTCCTCTTCTAATATTAGCCTATTCGCTTCTTTTGCTTTTTGTGCGTATTCCTTTTGACCCTCAACGGTTGCCAAATTTTGTTCTTTTAATAGCTTTACATAATCTTTTGCGCCACTTATTGCTACTTTATTAATTGCCGTTAAATTACGTTGTGCTTCTTCATAACGTTTCGTATTTCTTATAGCTTCATTTAACTGTTCATTTAACGAGCTTAATAAATTATCATCTATTCCAAGCTCCGCTTTGCTAATTCTTTTTGCCATATTCCTCAATCATTAAATAAAAATGAAATACACTAATTTTTTTCTTATCAAGTCCGCAATTGTATTCCTTATTCAAATGAATCAAAGTTTTATCCATTATATTACGCTCCTGTACATTTGAACTGAAAAAAGACTTTATTTCATCCTGTAAATCGTCAATTTTACTATCAATAAACCTATCCTCTCCTATTATTTTTTCCAATTTTAACACCAATAAATCACGCTGTAAAATAGAAAATCTAGCGTGTTTTGTACTAACTCCAAACCGCTCCATATAATCGTACTGCAATAGCTCCCAAGCCTTAAAATCCTGCTCTTCACTACCTAATAAAATATCCTTTCGAATAAAAGTCAAATCACCATCTTGGCACTTCTCCCAATTATATAACGGCATTTCTTCAATATTAACGTAATAATTCATTCTTAATGTAATTAATGTAATTTTCCCGAATAATATAAAACAATTTCAATTTATTTTCATCAGTTAACCCCAACACATCCTCACCATAAACCTCAAATAGTGGTTTGTCATAAAAGCTTGAGTCGTCTGCATCCAATATTAAACCATCCCTATCAACCTTTACAACCCAACTGTCGTAAAATGCCCCCGTATCTTTTAACGTAAAATGGTCATATCTTTGACCTTTATGTTTTTTTATAGCTATCGTTAAATGTCTATATTCACCACCTCCAACCTTTTCACCTAAACTATCAATACCTTTATTGTATAACTGGTCTATTGTATTCATCTGTATAATAAACGCCTTAACCTTGCCGTCAATTGAATTAATCCAAAGATTGTCATCAGTTAACCTGCTAAGGCTTTTATAAATTTTATATAATGGTCTTGTGTCTATCATATATAAAAAAAGGACGCCTTAAAACGTCCTTGTTTGCCAATAAATACTATTAATGCAAATATAATAATATTATGTTAAATAGAAACGCCCGAAGTAAAAATAATTCGGGCGCATCTTTTATTTTTTGTTATTAGCTTGTTTCCAAGCGTTGCGAATCCTATCCTCGTGACAAGTTCCTTTATATCTTTTTATCGCATCAGTCATGTTCACGTCCTTTAAATACGATATAAGAAAAGAACTATTGCCAATGATTAGCCATTCTTTTTTTTTGTCCAACATTATGCAGGGTCTTGGTAAGTAACGTCTTGAATGTCGTGACCCATTACTACCGCACTTAATGTAAACTCATTCGCACCAAGTACATCGGCATAAGTCAAAGCGTACTCGCCTGGATTTACCTCAGTGCTTCCTAAAATTGGAACGATTGCCACACCTGTATTGTCATACAAAGCGAAATCGCCACCTAACATTCCGCTTAAAGGTTTGAACGCAAGCGCAGAACCGTTGTTTTTTCCTACCTTAACAGTTACACCAGTTGTAGTGATATTAGAAACAGTCATAGTACAAGGAATTAAACCTTTTAACGAAGTTGCACTAAATCCTAAATCCGCTTTTGTTAAATAATAGATAGTTGACTCATCAAAATTACGTTGCAAATTGAAATCCAACATTAATTTGTTGATAGTAGTATCCGTTGCATATTCAAATTGTGCAAAGTAGCTATTATCCATAATTGGAAAAGGATAAAACTCATTCGAACCATCTGACTCCAAAACACCTTCCAAAGTGCCGTTAATATCTACTGAATAGTAACTCATTTGAGTGCATCCAAACTTTTGCAACTGCTCTAAACCTCTCACCGTTCCACTATCACCATAAAATTCCATATGATTCTGGCGCAAACCGTCTTGAACGTTATAAATATTCCCACTAGGTGCCGTTTCTAAAACTCTATCAGTTTTGGCACGTGTAATGTTTTCAGCAAATGACAAAGGATATAAACGCTCCAACATAGGCGTGTTAATTGAAACCATTGATTGAATATCAGCACCTAAAGTTGGCGAAGAAATATCAATAAAGTTTCTAGTACCGTCAGCCTTATAGGTAGGTACTAAAATAAAATTGTGAGTAGTACCGAACAAAATAACGCAGTTATCTACGCCAGTCGCCCCTAATCTACCCCCACATGAACAATTTTGTGACATAATTTATTTTTTTTTAAAATTTAACATATACAATTCGACGTTTTGTAAATAGGTAACGTCAACCTTAAATCTAATGCTGTTAAATCACTATCTATAATGTTTTTCTCAAAACCTTGAGCACTCTCAGTTCCTAACTTCGTTAAGTTCCTAGAATCAAAATCCTTGTACTTTTTAAATATAGGATTCGCTTCAATTGTTTCAATAATCTCATCTTGTAATGAATATAACTGCTTGCTTCTCATATCGTGGATATCTTTATTCAACCAATTTACGGCATCCCTAGAGTTTAACAACAACAACCTCAAAGGACTTTCACGCTCTACACTACTCTCATTCCCTAAAAACGTTTCATTTAAAGGCTCTACTAGCCAAATGCAAGGCGTTACACCTAACTCGTTTGGTGACCACTCTACATTAGTTGTTTTCGGAGTTCCATACTTATATTTTGGACGCTCTAAAAATACAAAACCTATTGATGAAACAAATGGAGTTGAAAACGTTATATCGTTGTTAACATAGTCAATATTAATAATAGTGTATTCTTGTCCATCCTCCGCCGTTAACACTTTGCCAACTTGTGCCCACTTTAAATTGCATACGTGAATCGTATTAGCATTAATGCTAAGTACATTAATTGATAAATCTAGTTTATCAATTATTTCACGCTCTACTATGTACACAATGTCCTCCATGTTAAAAATAAGGTATTATAATATCCTGCTCAACTCCTTTGAATGTAGGATAATCAGTTAAATGTTCACAAATAAACGCTTGTATAGCTTCATAAGTGTAAACACTACTATTAAAACGCTCCCATGCTCCAGATTGGATTGATGTGTTTTGCATACTGTTTTCATTCGCCTTTGATACCGAACCTCCCAAAGTTTGTTGACTTCGAATGTCGTTAACTAAATGAAAGTAAATGAATCCAGTTAGCATGTCTTTTATACCGATTGATTCGTGAATCGTTCCACAACTTGACTGAAAAACAAACGGATTGGTAATAGCATCAAATGGAGGTATTAAAGGGTTTACAACCCAAAGGTTATACAAATCAACTCCCAACAACTTTAAAGCATAATGTTTCTCGTATTTTTGTATATACAAAAGTATTTTTGCCTGAGTAAAGTCGTTTACTGCACTTTCGTATTTTCCTATAAAATCTCCAACTGTAACCATTTTGAAATCCTTTTATAAACCAACTATTGATTGTCAATAGTTGGTTTTGTTTTCTTTTTTACCGCTTCTTCAGCTACACTCCCGTAACCTTTTTTCGTGAAAATCTCAATCATTTCATCTGTTAACATTAATTCCAAACCTTTCTTTAAAAATTTAGATTTTCCACTTGAAATAAATTTAGTTTTTTTCATTATTAAGGAATTTGTAAAGCCGCTTCAATAACTGCAATATCATCGTAAATAAATGCCTGTTTGTCTAAATTCTTAACAAAAGCATGGAATCTTGACTCACCAACCATCACAAATTGATTGCGAATAAAATCATCGTTAATCCAACCAATGCGAACAGTATAGCCAACGTAATTGGTGATATTGTACTTAGTTAAATCTCCAATGAAAATCTTGCCAACTGCAATATCTTCATGAGGCATAATTGTAACACCGCCTAAAACAACTTTATTAAATAAACTAGCCGTTGGATACAAAGGCAAGCCGTTTGCATCTTTTGCGGAAACTAATTTTATGAAAAAGTCAATAGGGTTAACCAACACTACATTCGCTCTATAAGGCGTTTCATCTTGATAATTATGTGTAGTAAAAATGTCAGTTATACCTGCATTAACAACGTCCATGAAGTTAACAACTGATAAAGTATTAGCCATTGAACCAGCTACAAAGGCACGCCCGTAACTCGTAACACCTTTTGCATTAACTCCCAAACCGTCGCCGTTTAACAAACCTTTTTCTTTGAATAAATCGTGTTTCTTTCTAAGAAAATCACGAGCAATACTCATTAAATTAGGAATATCTTGTGTAGACTCAGTTGTTAAATGCTCATACGCTGCAATCTTTACAGGAGTTGCGTAACGCGTCTCGATAGCGAAATCAATTTGAGGTTTTAAACCTTTTTCAGCAACGAAAGCATAATCTCCATCTTTTGGCACAACCTCAGTATAAGGATATGCAGATAAACTTGTAGGCACTGTATTCATCATGTCAACAACGCTAGGAGCTTTTAAGTTAACATTTGATGGGTTCGCCATTTGAACACCCACCAATTCAGGAATGCCGTCTGGATTTGTTGCGTTTGTGGTTGCTATAATATCAACGGCTTTCTCCGTATAAATATCAACAACTCCACTACCTTGCTTGAAAACTGACTTGATTTTATCAATGTTTTCAACTATCGAATCTAAAATAGTTTTTTCCATATTTTTTGAATTTTTTTGTTCTGTAATAGATTGAACTTTTAACGAAAATTCATCTAAATTATCTTTAACAGATTTTAATTCATTTTCAAGTCTTTCAATCACTTCTTTGCTTTCTGAATCAGAAATTTTCTTTTGTTCAGAAATTGCGTCTAAAATTTCCTTTTGTCTAATCATTGAATCATGAGCCTTTTTATCAACTAGATATTTGTTTTGCTCATCTTCATTCATAGAATCAAATTCGTTTTTTGTTTTTTCTACAAACATTTTTTTTAAAATTAATTATTACTACTTATATATTTTTTTTGAGTGTTCTTTTATAAACGGCTCACTTTTGAAGTGTCTTTAAAACGGCTTCAATTTCTTAATTTTCTAAACAAAGGATAGCCGAAGCTACCCCTTTAAATTCGATACATAGCCGAAGCTACCCATCTTTACTTTGCATAGCCGAAGCTACCCAAATGCCTTAAACAAGCCTTACAACGAATCTATAATAATACTTTTCGGTAGTACCCATTCCATCGTCGTAGTTAATCGTATCAATTGATAATCTAAATTGTTGCGAATAATCGCCCATTTCCCATTTTCCTAAATCATTTTTGTACATAAATACAAAACTAAAATACTTGCTTAATTTCAAAACAACAGGCTTTTCTCTACCAATGAAATTAGTCTTGTAACCCTCGCCTCTAATTGTTATAACTGAATCCTTTTTAATAGCATCTATATAAGTAAATGGGAAGTAATCAACTATCCTACCCACAGTATCAGCATCTTTACCATAAAAATATGGGCAATCTAATTGAAAATCTATTGGTTGCCTAGACTTTAAATTAATAGGCAAATAAACGGCAGATAGTACGTTTGGCATCTGAATACCATTAATATCATAAACCTTGCTTCCAAAGAAATAATCTCCATAATCTAAATCAGCGTTTTGATTAATAATAAACCTTGGAGTGTTATTTCGCTTTAAAGCTTGACTAGAAATTCCACCAGCACCATCGGGTGCGGATTTCCTTGATTTCGTTTTAGTGTCCCAGTGTACTAATTGCATTCTTATTAATCCTGCTTCTACCTTTTCTTGAAATTCTTCATATCCATCAGGATAAACAACCTGCATACCAATCAAAGTGTTATAAACTCCAGTAGGAGGTATTACGTCCGTTCTAGCTTGTTGAGAACCTTGATATATATTAGTTATAATAGGTTTAGGAATAACTAATGTATTTTCAGGCGTTTTATTATATGTACTTTTTGCCATTATTAAACTAAATTAGCCGTTAAAATTAATTCAGAACCAGTTGCATCGTATGTAAACATACCATTCGGGTAATACCTTAAATTTCCTGCATTAAATTCAATTTGCTCACCTGTTTTCAATATATTAGGAACACCACCTACATTGATAAATATATCAGTGTTACCGTTGTTAAAAAATGAAATCGAATAACAGTCAGGAGCGGTATTAGCAACGCTTTCTCGTACCATGTAAGGCTGTAACCCCGTTAAATTGCTTAACTTGTCGCTAACCTCCTGCAATGTCACTTGTGTAGCAAGTGTTGAAATGTCAATGCTACCGCCACTTGACTGTATTCCTAGATTAGCTTCCGCCCATGCTTTTAATGCGGTGCCATTACCCAAATTAGTGTCGGTTGCTAAAAATACCTTTCTTATGTCCCATTGATTTAACCCTGAAATAGTCCATTCAGCTAATCCAGTATCTAAAACGTTTAATTGAACATTATGTCGTAAACCCTCGTATACTCTATTGGTTGTTAAATCAGTTAAATATATATACTCGTTAACTCGTTCTATTGTTATCATATAGTAAAGTAAAAATTTGATTTATTTGCTTGTTTAATCTCAGACTTTTGCATTAATGGAGTTACATGATTAGAACCGCCACCAGTTACAAAACTCCCCTCTTTAAATATTTGCGCCTCGGTAACCGCCCAAAAATATCCAACCTCTTCAGCTCTTTCCTTGTTAACTACATTTTCTATATAGTTATTCCAGTTGGTTTTCTCTTCTTTATATTCCTTTGAATCTGAATCTATACAAAGAAACATTTTATCGTACTTCATTCTAATAGAATGCTGTACTTGTATATTTTCGTTAATAATATCTTTAAAAGCATTAAGGCGAATTTTGTCTTTTTTAACCTTAAAAATTAAAGCCTGAGTAGTTCCATTTGTTTCAATGCCTAATTCCTTAAAGTCGATATTTTCTAATTGCATTTCAACATCTTTTGGATATGCAATTACTGAACATAATTCTAATTTATGGTCCGCAACGTAATAAATTTTGCCAGCTTGCTCCTTAATTGATTTGTTCCAAATACCGTCTAAATGAACATCGTTATGACTGTCCATTATCTTAGTTGTATTTATTACAGAATAAATATATTCATCCTCAAAATCAATTGATTTAATAGTGCTTTCTTTTATAACATTATTAAAAAAGAATTCATCTGAGTTCTTTAAATTTGCCTTTTTAAGATTAATTAAATCGTCTTTGTTTGATTTTAATTCAGCAAACAACTCTTCTTTTGTTGAAAATTCTTTTAAAGGAAAATCAATAGACTTTATCATTTCTTTACGTAATCCGCCCCCTTTACTTTAATATCCTCTTTAATAGCCGTTTTTATATTGCTATTTTCTAACTTTTCTAACTTTTCTTTTAAGTTTTTTAAAACCTCATTTTTGCCCATAATAATATTATGTTAAATAGATTTTTCAAATATACTATTTATTATGTTAAATAGACTTATATTTGAAAAAAAAATATTTATATGAATTTTATTGATAAACTTTTGACATTTTTTACAGGAGCGAACGAGTATTATAAAACTAGATACATAGGCAATAATATTACAGATTTAAGCGGTGAACCTGAATTTATACAAATTAACAATAAAAATGCTTATGACTTAATGATAACAACATCGGAGCTTTATGCACCAATAGTTAGACGTGGTTTGATGCTTTCGTGTGGCGAATGGAAGCATGAGAAAATGAATAGTAAAGGAATTATCGAAGAAGTAATTAAATCGCCTTTTGTGAATATATTAGAGAATCCAAACCCTTTGATGAATGGAAACGAATTAATAAGACTTTACGATATGAATATGATTTTATACGGTAATAATTACGAATTTGTATTAAAACCATTTAAAAATTCATCGCCTAAAATATTGAACATCTTAGAAACTAATAAAATCGAAGCTAAAATAACAGGTAAATGGTATAAACAACAAGATATTAATGAAATAATTGAATACTATATTTACAAAAATGGTGATGAAAACGAGAAATTAACAATCGAACAAATAAACCATACAAAGTTAAATAATAGCAATAATCCTATTTTAGGGGAATCGCCTTTGAAATCTTTGTATATGGATATTTCAAACATACGCGCATCCAAAAAATTTAGAAACGTAATTATGACAAAGGAGGGTGCGCTTGGTTTTATTTCTAATAATACAAAAGACGCAATCGGAGCGGTTGCCGTTGCACCAGAAGATAGAAAAAGAATGGAGGATGCTTATGTGAAAAATTACGGCATTGAAGACGGTAAAAGCAAAATATTTATTAGTGATGCTAACCTAAAATGGAATAGCACCGCATATCCTATAAAAGATATGCTACTTTTTGAAGAAGTTGACGCAGGATTTAAAAAAATTATAGACGTTTTGGGTCTTGATGAAAATATCTTTTCAACTGCATCAACTTATGAAAATAAAATTTCATCTTTGCGAAACGTTTTCCAAACAACCATAATACCTTTATCAGAAGAATTGTCAATGAATAGAACAAAACTTTTCGGCTTGGACGGTAAAAATGAGTGGTTACGATTAGACTATTCAAATGTTCCAGTTTTGCAAGAAAATATATTAGAGAAAACAATAGCTAATAAAAACAAATCGGAATCAATTTCAACGCTAGTAGGTTCGGGAATGACATTGCAAGAAGCTTTAAATATAATCGAAATCTAAACAATATTTGCAAGAGAAATTCAAGGAAATACGCATGATTCAAGTGTATTAAATGTTCTTTTAGTAATTAGTTAGTAGCAAGCGGGCGGACGTGCTTCGATTGAAGTTCAGGATAGAAAAAAGTATTAAAAATTTTCCCTCCCTCTTTGTCTGCTCCGCAGCCATTAAATTTTTGATAACCATTGTTCATATACTTGTTTTGCTATTTGTGCAGTCATTACAGGTGGAACTGACATTCCTATTAAATACTTAAAAGGAACATTTACATAATTATAATCTAATGGATATGTTCCAACCTGTGATAATTGTTCTTTACTTAAATGCCTATTTTCTCTGTAATCAAATAATTCACTTCCAGTATTACTTACAACAGTTGGGCAAACATCATCAGGATTTACTTTTATAGCTCCAAAATATTGTTGCTTTGGATGCACCTGTGAATAAGAACCGAATGAAATTTTTTCCCACATCCATTTACCTTCCCACTCGCAAATTTTCCCTTCATCTTCAAATAGCAAATCTTTAAATAATATTTCAGCTTCTTTAAATTGCAATTCCAACTTTGGCACTATTGTAAACATATCAGCATTATACAAAAATGGTTCAGCTAAATCTTTTCTCATTGCTATAAAGAAAACCCTTTCTCTTTTTTGTGGCACACCCATTTTACTTGCATCCAGTAGCCAATGTTGGCAGTAATAACCAGCCAAATCAAATTCCCTATAAATCTGCCTTACATATTGCTTTGCATTTCCTAAAAGCAATCCTTTCACATTTTCAGCTATTACTACTTTTGGTTGTAACTTTTTTGCAAGGTCTATAAAATCAAAGAAAAGGTTATCAAGTATTTGTTCTGCTTGTCCTTCTCTAAATTTCTTTTCTTTGCCCCAGTCTTTTTCTCTATTTCCAGCCATTGAAAAGCTACTGCAAGGCGGTGAACCATCCAAAATCTCTAAATTGTAAAGTTCATCAGGCAAATCAGTCCTTAATTTAAAGGTCTGTATTGGCTCTAAATAAGCATATTTTGGATTATGGTTAGCTTTGTATGCTTCAATCATTTTAGGGTCAATTTCATTGCATCCTAATACGTCAAATCCTGCTAATTTATAGCCCATTGTTGAACCGCCACCACAAGCAAAACAACTAAATACTTTGCCCTTGTCTTTTGTAAATACCGCATCCTTCAAAGTCCATTTGTAAGGGAAGTTATGTTTGGTTTTTTCAAAACCATATTTGCCATCACACATTTTTAATACTTTTTTCTTTAGTGCTTCGATTGAGCTTTAGTGCTGAAAATCCCGCCAGCTACTAACACGGGTTTTGTGCAATTTGCCCTATTAACATTTGTCTATAATTTGAGCATTTGTGCAAGGGCAAACTGACACAAAGCCCAAAATTAGTGGTCATTGGGCTTATAGTTCTTTTGTATTTCATTAATGGCTTGAGATGTGGCATCAGTCCATCCCTTTTCATAACCTTCATCAAAGCCCAACGAACCGCTAACAGGCGGTTGGCGCAATGCTTCGTTAATCGCATCTAAGATACTTTTCTTCATCCCTTCTCCTATTTCGTTCCATTCGTATTGAACAAAACGGTGGTAAATTTCTTCTGCTTTTGTCATATCGTCTCTATTTAAGTTTTTCGTTAATAATACGCACTGCGCCAACCGCTAAACAGTTATAAGCAATACTACGACACTGCAAACAATGACGGTTGTGCCTTAATATTGTCGGTTCGTTTATTGCCATAATTTACGTATTTTTCGTTTATTTCAAATCCTATAAAGTTTCTATTTTCTTTTATAGCCATTGCACACTCTGTTCCACTTCCAGCAAAAGGAACTAAAATAAGGTCGTTTGGTCTGCTACTTATTAGTATTATTTCCCTTGTTAGTTTTTCAGGTTTTGGCGTGTCGTGTTCGTGGTTTCCTGTTTCATAGTTTGGGATTCTAATCACATCACCATAAAAACGTTCATTGTTAAACGGTCTGCGTAGCACTTCAAATTCTTCTCTTAGTACTTCAAATTCTTCTCTTAGTACTTCAAATTCTTCTCTTAGTACTTCAAAAGGTTTTTGCCAATATCCTGTCTTTTGTAGCATTTCATAATTTTCTTTTGTAGGTAGTTGCCATTGTACATCACCAAAATACATACCTATTAACTTTAAATTACAAGGAAGCCCTGTTTTCTCTTTTAATTTTGATGCACTTAATCCACATTTTTTTCTTTCTTCTCTCATATATTCCTTAATTGGCAAAAAATTATTTTTATTACTTCTTATCTCTACCGTAAAATCAATATCAAAATCATTGCTATACATCAGCAATCTTTCAGTAAGTGGTGCAAAGGTTCGCAAATCAGTATTAAAGCGTATTTGTTGCTTATGGTCGTTTGTGTTTTCCCATACCAAACTATTCAATAAATTAAAATGCTTATCAAATATTATTTGAGCGTAGGCAATATTTTTAGCATCTCCATACCAATAAAGCGTTCCATTATCAGCTAAAACTCTTTTACATTCTATCGCCCATTTTTCTACATCTTGCAGGTAATCATCAAAGGTTTTCCAAACAAAGTCAAAATCTCCTTTTACTTTGTAGTACGGTGGGTCTGCAATAATCAACTGCACCGATTTGTCAGCAAGATTATTATTCATCCAATCACTATGATATATTTTATTTACTTCCATTTTAAAAATCTCGTGTTAAATACCGTACTGCCCATAACAAGGGTTTCGCAAAAGCAGGGCATTAGTGGTTTATTGAACATTTGTACTACTATTAAACATTGTGCTAAATTTGAACTTTTGTGCCTTGAAGCCCTGCCTTCGCAAAGCCCCAAACCGTTATAGGGCATTTAACCGAACAACCTCACAACGTCCGACTTTTCACTATTTTGGGTTTCTAAATACATTTTACATTCCACTTCATCCAACACTTTATCGATTTGCGGTTCAAACTTCGCATAGCTTTGTTGGTATTGACTTGGTGGACAATTAAACCGCCAACAACTATATGAAAGCGGACATTCTTCATTTGTGCACATTGTAATATCTGGCATAATCTTAAAATAAACGCCCTATAACATACGCTATACAAAAGCAGGGGCCTTACTGCTAATCCAAGCGGTGTACATCTATTTATCATTTGTGCAAGGCTGAAAGGGAGTGCATCTTAACCCTTGCCTTCGTATAGCGTATGTTAGCGCAAAAAACGAAACCGTTATATGCCATTTAAAAACGCCCCGATATATTTTAATCTTTCATTAATAAAATATTCAAAATGTTCTTTATCCTCTACCATTTCTTGCGTTATTATACCCAAATCTACTTCAAAACCGTTAAACATTTGAAATAGAACATGAAGCTCTCTTGTTATATCAATGTCATTATTAATTAACATTTTACAGTTACCAAAATTGTATAATTTATTTTGTGGCTTATCCAGAATTGGTTTTATTCTTACACTATGACCCTTGTAATTCTTTAAAATTTCAAAGGTTAATAGTTCCTCTTTTGTGCATTCGAATATATGTAACATTTTGTTTCGTGTTTCAATTTAAGTTTATCGTTTAATCAATTCCTTTTGAATTGATGGCTTTAAAGCGGTTAGTTTAAACCGCTTTGAGTTAATATTTTATTTAATTTGTTTGTTGCTGTTCTTAAAGTTCCTGTTATTGCCAAAACTTCTCCGTGTTCATCTGTTACAAAATAAGTTTTCCCACCGTTAAACTCAATTTTAAATCCTTTTATTTCTTTGATAGTTCTCATAATTTCTATTTTTTTAATTGTTATGTGATACAAATATAAGAATATTATTTAATTAAAAACAAATAAAAAATAAAAATAAATGTAATTTATAATGATTCTAAATAAGCTAAACTATTTTAATTTTTCCTATTATTTTTAAGTACAAAGCGATATATCTTGTAGGGTCTATTAAATGGTTATTATTATCCTCAGGTTCTTCCATTATAATACCGTACCTATCTACTTTTCTTGAATAGTTTTCCTGTTCGATTTTTAAATTTTCTGAATCACTTGTATAATATACGTTTAAATTGCTTAACAAATCAATTCCATCTACGATACTATCCTTTGGCTTGTTAGCCTGCAAAGCGTTATATCCAGCACGCCTTAATGAAGCTATTTTTAAAGGTCTATTCGTATCACAAATTATGGGTACTTTTTTGCTTATGCCTAATTTTTTAAATAACCAGGTTACGATACCTCCCTCAATTGCAACCTCATCACTTGAATCCGCATTTATTTGAATCCGCTCCGTTGCGCTTATTTTTTCACGTATTTTATTCTCACTATGATAATTTAATTCTCTTAAATATAAATTGCCGTCGTTATATTTCGCTTCAACTATTCCAAATGGGTCTACCGCTCCCCAGTCAACTCCTACGATTATATCGTAATCTAGTTTTAAATAGTTTTCTAAACTAATTTCCTTGAAATGTAGTATTCTATTCGGACGCTCTGATTTAACTCCAAGCCCGTACACCTGCCAATTGAAATTACTTGCGCTATTCTTATCGTGATTTTCTCTGCATCTTAACAACTCTTTTAATTGCTTTGTAGTGAATGATAATCTATTAATCAATAAATCATAAGTCTTTGCTTCTTCTGCTGAAATTAGACCGCTTAAAACTACATCTGAATAAGATATGGGCTGGTATGAAAGTATTTTAGTTTTCTGTTCAATAGGACAAAACGGGTTGTCTCTAAATGTTGACTGTATTACAATTGAACGGGGGTCTTTTATTAAATCCTCAATCCAATGTCCTTTTTTTGGGTTGTAATCTATAAAAATAAAATCTGATGTCCGCTGGTCTATTTGGTTAAATGTTTCTTTACTTATTTTATATGGCTCATTTAACCATGCCATATCTTGAGTCAATCCATGTACTGTCTCCTCATCGTCCGTACCATGTATTTCAACTGTTGAATCAGTTGAATATAAGAATATCGATTCAGTTTTATTAAAGTCTTGATTTACCCTATAAAGGTTTTCACGTTTTAACATTTTTAGAAAGTCATTCAATACAGTTTTCTTACAATCTGTTTTCGTATCTCTCCAAACAGTACACCGTTTTCCGTTGTTATTCCTTGCGTAAAGGTCGTATAATTGTGTTAACGATATGGTTTTTGATGACCTTGATGAACCTTTATTTATTATGTATCTATATTTATTGCTACCATCTTCATTGCGCTCATTTATAGCATTCCAATTTTTAGAAAATACGATAGTAGCTTTCATTATTCATCGTCATCAATAGGTTGTATTATTTCAACTTTAATCGTATTACTCAAAGGTTTACTATCTGTGGTGTGGTCGGTGCGGTCTGTCCATCCAAAACGGTTCTTCATTTGCATATACCAACCATTAAATGAAAACTCTTTATTTTCAAGATTTTTGCGCCCTTTACTATTCCACCAAGCCTCTGAAAGTAGCTTTCCGCCTTTAACGGTTTGCGAAAATTCTTCATATTCTTCAAGCCATCTATTCCATAAAGAGTTAGAAAATGCGCCCCTCCATTTATAAATCATTGCTTTAACTTCAACGTCTGAGCCTCCCTCTTCGTATAAATCTAATATTTTTTCATACCAATTTTCTGGCAAAGAACTTAAATCTTCTAAGGGTCTTCCTGCTGGCATTATATTAAGTATTTAATTAGTAAAAATAATAATGTTATAAAAAATATTCTAATAATTGAGTATACTATATTATTTCTATTTTTTAGCCATGTTTTTAGGTTGTATGTTTTTAGCCAAAATAAAAAAGCTACTATTACCCTATCTATATAATAGATAAATGAAACCAATATAATATATATTAATCCTAAAAATATTTTCATAAAAGCAAAGTTAGCAAAAAGATAATTTAAAAACTATCTTTTTGCTTTTTTTTAATCTAATTAAATAGACTGTGTTTCTTTATGTATTACGTTTAGTATTTTATCTGCTGTAACGAGCTTTATTGATGTTATACCCAACATAAACATTTTCAAGTGATTTGGTTGTATTCCACATTCTTTAGCTAGTTGTGTTTCAAGTTTACCAGTTCTTTCAAAATAGTTCATAATTTCTTTAACTACGTACTCTGTAAGTGATTGTTTGATATTCATATATTTATTTTTTAAAATTGTGTCTAATATCGTATTCTCTATTTTTAAGGTTTAAATACGCTTTGTTTGATTCTTTTTTAAGTGATTGCCAAAGTTCGTCTTTTGAGTAATCTATGCCATCAACTTCTGCATATCTTATTTCTATGTTATCTCTTATATCAATGGAGAGGGAGTTATAATACTCCTGCTCCATTCGACAATTTAGAAATGTTCTACTACTTGCTCCCATCAAAAATCAATATTATCATTTAACAACTCTTCGATATTATCTTCTATTTCTTCATTATTATCGCTTATTTTTGATTCTAATGCACTCACAAGGTTGTTATAACACTTATCTGCCAAATCGTTCTCTTGTGCGTTTAAACTGCCCTCAAATTTGAATAAAGGTATTGAATACTTAACCTTTCCTTTTTGTAGTTCTTCGCTACCAAAACAAGTTATCCACTCGTCAGACATCCTCGCTCTTGACTTTTGAAAAGTATCGCCCCATGATTGTACTGCAGAACCTTTAAGTTGAATATTCACAGTTTCACCGTTTTGAAGCATAACATAAATAGATTTTGAATAGTGTCCACCTACGTTGTTAATTATTTCTTTAATTTCTTTATAAACACCTTTTGCAAGAATACCACCTTTAAAAGCTTTAACCTCTAAAATATCCGAACCTATATTCTTAATCTCATTTGACCAAATTCCAGACTTTGATTTGTCATGCCATCCTTTTACGGTGTGTGCTTCTTTTAATACTAAAAATTTAATAGGCAATTCAATACTTTGTTTTGCTTGACCATCCCAATACTTGAAACATTTGTCGTCGCTTGACCAGTCTAAATACTTTGATGCTGGTTTTTCATAATTAGACTGAAATTCTGATTTTCTACTCATAACTTTTTTTTTTAATTGTTAATAATGCTCAAATATAATTATTATTTTTTAATTAGCAACTGATTATTCAAAAAATTTAACAATTTTTTTCTTTCAACTGTTTTCACTTCGTTTGTTATTGTGTTTTTAATCCTATCGTATGTAAGTTCATTAACTGTTCCTGTGGCGGTACATATCCATTTCTCGTTATTTATTATTATATTTTCTGGAAGTGAGCCGTTAAACACTCCTGTCGGGATTTCCATCTTGTTTGATGACAAAATCTGCTCCATATTTTTTGACTTGTCTTCCTCTAAATAATTGTAGCCAGGTAATTCTATCTTTTTTTTCTTTACATTCAATGAGCGTTGCTTTTCCGTCTTTAATGGCGATGAGGTCAGCGAATCCGTTTGAGTTGCATCGAATAAGTCCAATAACGAGGTGTCCTGTTGCTTCATATTCTTTCCTTATTTTTTGTTTATATTTTGACATTGAAATCCTTTTTAAAAACGTTTAATGTATAATCCTTTTTATTCATAACTGATTTATATATTTTTTCTTCTATGCCACCTTTTGAGAATATCCAAAAAATGTAGTTTGTTTTCCGTTCCATTGTCGTTAGTCTGTCTCTACTTTGAAAGTAACTAACTGCCGAAAAGTCGATATTATAATAAACCAGGAATTCGGCATTTTTTAACGATATGCCCTCACGTCCTGAAACTATTTGCAAGGCTATTGATTTACTCGTATTGTTAAAATCCTCAAGATTGTTTGTAAGTGATTCGCCAAATATACATTTTAAAGCATTATATTCTTCTTTGAATTTATAAAATATTGCTATCTTTTTATCTTTGAATTGTTCTTTTATAAATTCAGCTTTTGAGTAGTCTAAAACTTTTGAATTTCCACTTTCAAAGATAACCGTTCCGCTGGATAATTGATGTATTTTGTTCTGTAATTTTACGCCCGTATCCGCTAAAATGACTTCTTCTTTTCCCTCGATTACCTTGTTTTTAATTAAAGATTTTATTAATATGTTTGTTGATGGATTCATATCACAATAAAGTACCTTTTCAATTACTGAGGTTTCAAATCCTGCTTGCTTTTGTGTAAAGGTTATACAATAAGGGTCTATAATTGGTTTAATTTTGTTATAATTAGCCTCCGAGTAATCCTTAACAACTGCAAAGCCTAAATGCTTATCTTTTACATTAACAAAGTCATAAGACCATTTATAAAATGTTGTGTAATGTTTAAAAGGTGTGTTTTCACTCGTCCAAAATTGGTGATAAACCTGAGAATAACTTTCGGGGAAAGGAGTTCCGCTTAAATAAATTTGAGGCAACTTACCAAACATCTTTTTGAATAACTTTGCCGACATATTAGGTTTAGGAAAAGCTCCAAAACGGTGATGCTCATCGTGTATGACAGCATCGAAATTTCCAACTAATTTATGTAAAGATTCGTCATTTATAACCGTTAAATTGAAATAGTTGTTAAATCCAAAATCTTTGTAATCGTTTTCAATTGATTGAATAGCTTTCTTTTTTGTTATAAATGCAACTTCTTTAAAATTATTTAATTTACATATATTTAAAGCCGTTGCCGTTTTACCACTTCGCACCTCCATCATTAAATAAAGTATTTTTAAATTATTTAAAATGGAAGCTCCTTTTAATGATAATTCATTTTGATAATCTCGTAACTCCTTCATGTCAAAACGGTATTTCATCTGATATGTCATTCAAAGTAACTTCATCAACCGATGAAATATTTTCGCCACCATCATTAAATTCTTTGTACCTACCTAAATGGTCTCTACCATCTACCAAGTTCCAATGCTTCCATAATGCAAATGCTTGCATCCATTTCTGATAAGTTTTATTAGTAAAATCTTTATAATGGTCATTTTCTTCTAAAAACGCTTCTTTTAAAGATGTATTATAATATCTTTTGTTTATAGTTAGCCTTTGTTCTTTGCAGAAATTAAACCAATCATTCGATGTTTCTGTTCTAAATTTCTTATCTTTTATTGACGTTAATGACTGCTTTACTAATCCATTTTCTAAAAAGTATTGTAAGCAATTAATCATATAATTGTCAAATGCAGACCATTCATCATCATTCCACTGGTCGAAGAATCTTTTATTAAATTCATCTTCAGGTGAAAAATTAGCGTTATAATGTGAACTAAATTCAACCTCATGCTTTCGCCTATCATGAGAACCGCCAAGACCTTTTAAAGCATAATTAGTTGTAATGTATATTTGAGGCGACTCAGTTACATCTAATTTAATGGCATTCTGTGATTTATATTCAACTGTCAGACCTCCTGTAATAACCGAAAACAGCTTTTCAAAATCAAAGTTTTTAGCTATATCATCATAAACCAAAACTTGCGTATCTATTGGAACTGTTTGGTAATTGAATGACTTTGAAAAATCAAAGTTTTTGCCGTCTATCTCCGACACTTTCCTAAATTTACCAATTGCAACCCATAACAGAGACTTTCCGCTTCCACCGTTGGGGGTTTCACTCATATCGTCATCGTTTGCTATTATAGCTCTATTCTCTACGGTTGTTTTATAAGTGTGTAGCATACGCCCTATAATAGACTTAAAGGCGTTGTAATTGTCTACATTCTTTCCGCACGCATTCCAAATAAAAGTTCTGAAATCTGAATTATGGTGGTCTGTTTTTTTAAAGTCACGCTTTAATACTTGTGTCTCCCAAACTGATTTAGGCAATTCATTATAATCAATCAATTCTACATTATCTACAGTAACCTTAACAACGGTATTTTGAAAATAAAATAAAGCATAATCCTGTCCATCCTTTTCTACGTCAACTATTTTAGATTCGAGCATAGATAAATACCCATCAGAAAAATACTTAGTGTTTCCTGCTAATATATTCCACACATCCATTTCCCCCCTATTTTCAATGTCTGAAAGTACAAAATCTTTAACCTCTTCGGGTTGGTATTCCTTTACGAATTTTCCCTCTTTACGAATGAATGAAACTACTTTTGTAGCGTTTGAAAAAAGTATTTTATTAAAACCCAAATGATGTAAGTAATCTCTATAATAATTGTGTACTATTCTAATTGTTCCGTTTTCCTTTTCTTCCCAAAAATGTATATCTTTTGAATTATTACAAAGCTCTTCAATAACTTCTGGAGCTACTTCCTTAAATTTTTTTTTTACCTCGTTTATATCTTTACCTCTTGAAAAGGATGTAATGAAATCACGTTTCTTTTTGTCTTCAAATTTTTCAGTATTAAAAAGCTCTTTTTTTGAATAAGCGGATTCAACTGTTTTTATTATTTCATTTGCTCGAAAATCCTTTTGCTCGTATCTAAGACAAATATTTTTACAAATTGTAATATCAACGCCAAATAAATTGAAAGTGAACGCTAATGTATTTATAGAATTATTCCTCTCAGAGGGGTTGTATTTCTTTTCAAACCACTTTAATAATCTACGCACAATTTCATCAGAATCGGTGCATGGTACAGTTACTATTTCATGATTAATTATAGGCTTTTCAAGTTCGAAAACATCGAAATCAGTCCATATTTTAGAATTATCATTTATCCATAAATTAGGGTCGTAACTATCAAAGCAAAGTCTTGAAATATCCTTACCACTTTTATCTACCTCATCACAATTCAAAGCATTAACGAAAGCATTGTAATAGCTTGCATATTGGTCATTTGATTTTACTATTGGTATTTTAACAAGAGCCTTAACACCTGTGCCAGTTGGCGAAATCCAAGCAGAGTAAATAGTATCATTTAATTGTAAATCATCTCTAAAAATTGATGGTTCAATCAACTTATCAAAGTCTATAATCATGAAACCAGACGCTTTTATTAATCCATTCTTTGAACGTTTTTCAAAAGTACCCCCAAAGGTTGTTGACGTTAATTTTTTCTTAAGTTCATCCTTTTCAATTTTAGATTGTGTTAATCTAATAGCTTCAATTTCATTTTTAAACAATCCATTTTTTATAGATTGCAGAACTTGCTCAACACCTGAAGAATACCTTTCGGGGGTTACATCTGTTAATTTTTTAAACTTAGATACTTTACTCATGGGTCGCTATTTATTAAAAACATTGTTGAGCTAGCCACGACCAAGAGGCAAAGAATTTTTCACTCAACAACGTTTTAAAATCTATATAAATATTTTCGATTATGGTCGTTATTACATTGCAAATATATAAACATTAATCAAATACAATACATTTTAACAAATTTTTTCAATTCCGTGACGTAAAAACACGTTACGTCATGTTACGTCATGTTTTACGTCACGCCTTAACTGGCTGGTTTTAAGCAGGTTAACTACCTCCGTGACGTAATTCCACGTTTTTTGTCATTTTTCAAAACTTTTTTTTTAAAAAAATTCTCTCGCCTACTTTTTGGCTCGGGAGAGTGTGCATACACTTTTTTATATAGTATGAGTAGGTATAAACGTGGAATTACGTCACGAAAACGCATAAAGTACTAATTTACAGCGTGTTAACGCATGACGTAACGCATGACGTAATATGACGTAACGTGTTTTTACGTCACGGATTCAATAAATATCTTTGTATTTTACTATTTATATGCTTTATTGATTAGAAAAAATATATATTTGTTTCGATTCTATCCATAGAATTTTTTTTTAATTGTTTTTAGGTTGAAAGCCGTATATATATATTATTTATACGGCTTTCTTATTTAGAATGATTATAAATTGCATTTATTTTTAATTTTTATTTGTATTTAATTAAATAATATTACTATATTTGTTGAAACAATTAAAAAAGGAATTATGAAAAGATTAGCAGAAATTATCGGAATGACAGAACAAGAATTAAAAGAATTTTATATGTCTAAGGTAAACAAAGCAATGAGATTTGGTTTATCTGAGAAAGACGCTAAAATGTTAGTTATAGAAGTATTTAGAAAACAATTAGGATTATTATAATCCTAATTGTAAACAATTAAAAAAAACAATTATGAAAAAAACATTTCACATAATTTGGGAAATACAAAAAGTACCTCAGTTAACGACTGGGGAGAATTTTGAAGCAAAAAAAATGATTGATGCTATTTTGTTATTTAAAATAAAGTACCCAAAATTAGAACCTTTAGCAATTTTTGATAAATCGCAAATAATTGATTGATAACAATAACTAAAATTAAAATAATATGTCAAAAGATTGTAAAGCTGATATAATACACAAAAAAGTAAGATTAACTGTCTATAGCAAAGGCACAAATGACGACGTATTTATGGAAACAATATATTTTCAACCAAAAGGAATTAAACCACAATATTATAAAGCTGATATAATACACGAAAAAGTAAGATTAACTATCTATTGCAAAGGCACAAATGACGAATTATTTATAAAAACAATATATTTTCAACCAAAAAGAATTAACCCGCGATATTGTGAAGTTGATATAATACACGAAAAGTAATATTAACTGTCTATTACAAAGGCACAAATGATGACGTATTTATGGAAACAATATATTTTCAACCAAAAGGAATTAAACCACAATATTGTGAAGCTGGTATAATACACGAAAGCGACCCTGAACATATTTGGTATTTAGATGAACCTTGTAAAATTCTAATTAGCAATGTTAAAATAATATCGAATGAGAATGTTTCTTATGATAAAAAAAGCCGTTCGTACATCGTTCAGTAAAGTTGCTTATAACGTTTCTCGGCTTTGTGCAGGTTGGGATTTGGAACACGAAAGTTTCAATTTAGCACAAAAGCCGATTAGTATTACTGCTGTTGAATTTAGCAATTCAGCCCCACTTGCACAAAACCGATGT